ACATCCCTAAATTCACCCGGCTGTAAAGGATCGTCGTCATCCCTGATCCGCAGTCCGCGGGCTTTGAATCCCGCTGGGAGATTAGATAATGTACCCGCATCAATCAACTGACGCAGTGAAGATGTTGCCGAACGAGCCAAACCACCGATTGTGTGGATTAAACCAAGCCCATAAAAACCAAACCCCGGCAAAAACTTGTAATGCACAAAGTAACTGATCTTCTTTTTCTTCTCGTCATCTTCCTCATAGTTACGGCGGATCGACAGTATCTGGCCGTTATCCTGAGAAATAGTTACGATGTAAGGAACCTTAATACCCGTAGACTCACCGTCTTCGCCAATATCCTCGTAACCATCTAAGTCCAGATCAACGTGGCACTCTAACAAAGTGCAGTCGTAATCAATCTGGCTAGGCTCATAACCGTCAATCCGGTCAATCTCATCACGAATACCCGTAATCTCGCCCTGAGACGGAATAACGTCAATGTCAAGATATACACCAGAAACCTGCTTCTTACGCAGATCGTTCAAATCCATACGCACAACCTGCGTAATGTTAGGACATGTATCTAAATCAGAAGTATCGTAAGGAACCACAAGATTTTCAGCAGGTACAAACTTACTTATCGCACGGCCCAAGTTCTCATCGTAGTAAATCTTCTTGAAAGTAGAACCCGCTAACGGTAAATAAAACAACATCTGATCCATGTCAGGAGTGTAATCCTCCATGACATTCGTAATGTAGTAATTCATAAACTGCTTTACACGATGCGCCTGATCCTGCTTCTCTCGCGTGTCTTTGCCCAGAACAACAGTCCGAACAGGACCACTAGAAGGCAGTAACTCGTTAAACGCCTGCGCCTGAAACTGCGTAGCAGCCTCGGCCAGTAATGGATGCGTCACGCCACTCGCGCCGCGGAACGGGGTAGATCGCTCCTCGTAATTAAAACCAAGAAGCTCTAAGCCATTCTTGTAAGTGTCTTCCCACTCTTGACGACTAGACTTGTTAGAATCAAACGCGCCAATCAAATCAGACGCAATGCGGCCTAACTCACGGTCCGGCATCTCTTCCGCCAAGTTGGCATAGAAGTTACCGTCTTCACCGCGCATGTCACCCGGATCAAAGTCAACAGTAACGTTGCCGTCATCGTCCTCCGTGATCTCAATCTCGGGAGCATCCGGATCAAGGTCCGCAGCCATTAAGTAAGGATCCGCGCCAGAATCAGGAAGTTCAATCTCTAATTCAGCACGTAAATCATCTTCGTCCAACTGACTTGGAACGTTAGTATCCATTAATCCGCCAATAGCCATAAGGCCCTCCGTCAATAATATACACGCACCTTAGCAGAAACTTCTTCGTCTTGCCAATCATCTGTTGGTAATTGTACAAAATTACCCTGCCGATAGCGCATTAATGCCTGTGTCATGCTGTCAACCAAGTCGTCATGCTCCCCATTTGGAAACGCAGCGACCTCCTCAATCAACTCATCTGCCCACACTTTGTCAGGGACCCAAACCATGCCAGCCTCAAACATAGGACTTACAGCATGCACCCGGCTGATCTTGTCATTACCACGACTAGGCGTGAAGTTAACTACAGGTATACCCACACTTCTAAGCTCCTGAGTCAACGGTAAACCACTCGCCTTCGCCTCAATAATTACCGTGTCAGGGTCCCAAAACTTGTATTCCTCAAAAGCTATAGCTTTCAATTCTGGAAAATCCCATCGCCCCTTTTTACTGTCTAACAAAATTAAATTAGGTCCGCTCCCGCCCTCGTTAGGATAAAACACCCCCCACGTTGTAATAGCAGAAAAATCCGCACTCTCACGCTTACTAAACGCAGTATCGTAACTCTGAATCACAAACTCTAACTGAGGAACAGTCTCACGCTCCCACTTCTTCCACCACTCGCGAGGAATAATAGCATTCTCCTCACCAGTAGGATTCTGCTGATACTGAGCATTCCACTTGCTCAAAGGTATAGATGCGCGGACCGCAGTCAAATCCTCCAAACTCCAAAACTCCGGCCAACACGGAGTCTCATCGTCAAAGATCGCAGGTAACTCAACAACCTCCCACTGATCCGCTAACGGATCCTTCGCCATCGCTCGCAATAACTGACCCGTCATGTCCTTCTCTGACCACCGAGTCTGTACCAAAACTATCGAACCACCCGGCTGTAAACGCTGACGAGGACCACCAGTGTACCAATCCCAAGCATCGTCAAACCCATGCGCACTCATCGCAGTCTGCTCCGAATGAGGGTCGTCAATGATTATTAAATCCCCACCACGACCCGCTAAGTTCGAACCAACACCAACAGCATAATACATTCCACCAGCACTCGTGTCCCACCGACCACTCGCCTTGCTGTCAGCAGCTAACTTAACGTCCGGGAAAACCGCACGGTACTCGTCAGCATCCAAAAGGTTCTTAGTCTTACGACCAAAGTTAACCGCCAACTCAGTCGTGTGCGTCGCCTGTATGATCTTCATTCGCGGATCGCGGCCCATCATCCACGCAGGGAACAAAAAGGATGCAAACTCACTCTTCGTGTGCCGCGGAGCCATGTTGATAATCAAACGCTTTAGTTCGCCGCTCGCGACGCGTTCAAGCTTGTCAGCAATTATTTTATGATGTCTTCCGGCGATAAACTCAGGCCACATAGTTTTTACAAAATCTAAAAAGTTTTCCTGACAACCTTCGTTCTTGGCTATCTGAGCGAGCCTCAATTCAAGCTTCAAAGCTTTCTCTTGCTGTGCCGGATTTAGGCTAACATTCATCGGGGGACCCTAACTGTTTATGGGATTATATGCTGCTTTATAAGATAGTTATAGCCCAAATGAAATTTTATGTAAATATTTGAGAGAAACATGGCCCTAGCCCCCGTCCCGTGGCCGTGGGGGTCGCGGCTCGAGGTTCGCGGTTTTTGGTGCTGTATCTGCGTTTTCTGACCCGATATGGAAGGGACCCGGGCGCTTTTCCCGGGCATTGGATCGCGGCCAGCGGGCCTCGTGCTTATGATATACGACATGGCGAAAACAGCGCGGCAACCAACACGCGGAAAACTAGCACTTATATTTTCCCTGGCAGCGATAAAGTCAAGCTATAGGATGCGACATTGGCGGCCCGCGTTGCTGGATCCGATCGCCTAGGGCTGGGGCCATCCAGCGCCATACGTTTGAGCCAAGGCCAAGGGGCGCGGCCCGCTCTGTTTAACTAATTTAAGCGTTGGACGTAAAAAAGGCCCGCTTGTGATGGCGGGCCAGTTCTTATTGTTTAGGGCTGGGGTTTAGCTGTGCGGGTATCCGTCAGCCTCGATGCCGATGTACATGCCGCACCATTGGACCATCACGCTAGCGTCGTGAGTTGGTTCAACAGTACGACGGAAAGCCAAATAAGAAAGATCGCGGGTGCTTCCGTGATCGTGCTGGCCTTGGATCCACTTGCGCTTTAGCGTTTGGGTTTGAAGCTTGGTTAGTTTCATAGTCCAGCCTCCACCATTTCCTGCGCGATCTTTTGCGCTTTCATGTAAGCATCATCTGCCATTTCATCGCGGCCAGCCATCGCCATCATCCCCATCATTTGCAATTGAAACTGCAAGCGCTTGGCAGGGGTTTTTGTTTCTGGGTTTGTCATGCTCAAACGTCCAGCGTAACGGTAGTGGATCTCAAAACGTCGCGGCAAATATCCTCAATTTCTGAGGCATGATCGCTCAAATTAAAATCAACAGCGTCGCGGATGTCATCCTCATAATCCCCGATATCAAAACCGCCGGCCGCAATGTCTTTTATTTCATCTTCATATTCTGAGATATCAAACTCTGGGGCGTTAATACCAACGCGGGCAATTTCCTCTTGCACCATTAATTTGATTGGATCTGAGAACAGTTCCATTGCCATTATCTTGAAACGATTAGCGCGGGCCACGTTATCTTGCGCGGCTTCAAGATCCAGCTTTAGCTTGTCCCGCTCGACAATAAGCGCATCAACAAAATTTGGACCAGTAAGGGGCATTTCTGCGATTGGGTTATTCATTGTTACATTCTCCAAAATGTATGTTTTACGACGGGAAGCCCGCCATGTAGACTTTATCGCATAGAATAGGGCGTCAGGTCAAATAAATAAAAAAGGCCCGCACAATGGCGGGCCAATCGTTCTATTATATAGCGTCGGTTTAGGCGGCGACGCGGGCCCAATCGCGGGCTGGCATGTTAAGCAATTGGCCACCACGTTTTTGCCACGTGTCAACGTCGTCAACGTCGGAACGATTTGCAACGGCTGTGACAGCATTTACCAAAGTAGCACGGGAAAGCGGACGCGCCTGCTCAAAACCGCTTTGACCAATCGTGGCCATCAAACCATTTAAAACGTCGCTATTCTCTTTTTTGGTTAATTGCATAACTTTGCCAAGATTGTTTACGACGTCGGTCACGTCGGTAAATTCCCCGTCGATAACATCAGCCGCGGCCGCCTTCATTTTATCCAACACTTCGTCAAAAGCTTCACGGCTGGAATATACGCCAACTAAATCACGCAATTTCAATTCAAGCGCATGGTTATCAGCGTTCTTTGCATCATCGGAAAGTAAGCCCCAATCATCCCCATCGCGGGCGCTAGTAATATGGCTCGATCGGCTTTTGTTTTCGGTTTGCATCCCGTTCAAACAAGCCAACGTCCAGAACATTTGGTAAACTAAAACAGATCCAGCACCCACTTCAGAATTACCAAAGCCAATTCCATTGGCCATATGGTCCCCAACATTTGCACCTGTTCCAATTTGATCTAAAGATTTAAGACGTAAATACATCCGCTTCTCTGACAAATCGGCGCTAACGACTTGGAATTGCGCGTCGCTTTCCATTAGTTGGGGCAATGTAGTTTGCAATAAATTAACGTTGTCAAACGTTTTAAACTTATCAGAAACAAAAGCGCGGGCGGTTCCAAAGTTTTCTGTGTCGAGGTGGGTGCGGATCATCCGACGCGTTGGCTCTTTTTGCCAAATAGCGTTTGTTAAAGTGTCAAATTCAAAAGGATAGGAAGCTTGCAACCGTCGCGCTGTTCTTGTGTCAATTCCGGCATGGGTTGCGATTTGTCCAAACGCGGTATCGTTTATTTCAAAATGCTTTGTGGGTTCCCCGCGGTTTGCTTCAATAACTATTTGGGGTTTACCGTCCAGCGTGGTGGTTTTCTGCAAGTCATTAGTTGGGGCTAGAAAATCCGCGGATCTAGCAGCTTGATCTTTGACCTTTTCCAAAAGTTTAGAAAGGGCGTTGTTGCTGTTTTCAATATGATGTGTCAATTTACATTCTCCAAAAAGTAAAAGGGCAGGATTGCCCCACCCTTACTCTCTCATATATTCGCATACAACGCAAGTAAACTTTTAGAAAGTTTAATCCGCCCCAATATCGCCTGCAATATGGTGGCGCAATATGGTGCGCGGCGCTAAACTTTTAGCAAATCGCGTGACCCTTTGGGCGTCAGTTTCATCTTGGATCTGATCCGCTGTATGCGTCCAATGCAAAAGAACATTTCCACCTGTAGCATAGCAACCGCCCGCAATATCCGGCTGGCTCGCTTTTTTCTTATGTACACCGTGCGCGGTAAATCCGACAGCAAAATTGCGAACAAGCTTTGCACAAAGCGGATCACCATTGCCACATTGGGCGCAACCGAAGTTTTTTAGATATTCGGCCGGACATCTAACGATCTTAACATCATCAACCGTAACCGATTTTTTACCATTCCAAAAATCAAGCGATACCGTGCAGACCGTTGGTATTTTCATTTTAACGTATTTTACAGCAAGCGCGGCCGTTTTAGCAGAATAGTTTATAACAGTTTTTCCAGCCTTTAGTTTTTTAGCCCAATAGATTGGGGAAAAGTGCGAGTAAGTAAAAGCAACGCCTTTAACTGGTACAGCATCGACAACCGCGTCTAAATATTCTTGATCGATCTTCGACGCGCCGCACCCGCTGGGGTTCAACTCACAAGTTGCAGGACAAGTGCCAAAGTTGTTTTTTGTTCCGGCTCTATAAGTAACCGCGACGCCTTTTGTTTTTTGGGCGCGGCTCAATTCTACAGTTTTTAACATCAAAGCTTCTCCCAATCTAAAACGTGTGCAACCGTATAGGAAGTTTTGCGGCCGT